CAATGTTGTTGATAGGGCAATCTACCCGCTTGAAGCACAAAAGGTAGAAGCAGAGAACAAACGCCGTATGGGTTTAGGTATTACAGGTTTAGCAAACGCAGCTGAAATGTGTGGCAAACCCTATGCATCAGAAGAGTTTATGGAATTTACCGATGCTATCTTATCAACACTGAGAGATTACACTTATTCTGCAAGTACAGACTTGGCAGCAGAGAAGGGCGCATTCCCTCTCTATGATGAAGAGAAATACATGAAGAGTAGATTTGTCCAAACTTTACCAGATTGGGTCAAAGATAAGATTAAAACCAATGGTATCAGAAACTCACACCTCACATCTATTGCACCAACAGGGACTATATCGCTGACTGCTGACAATGTGAGTAGTGGAATTGAACCACCTTTTGCTCTCTTCTTTGATAGGACTATCCAACAATTTGATGGTCACCAAGTTGAACGAGTAGAAGATTATGCGTATCGACACGGTGTGCATGGGCGTACTGCCAATCAAATCTCAGCACAAGACCACCTTGCGGTACTCGCTTTGACTTCACAATATGCAGATGCTGCAGTCTCAAAGACATGTAATGTTGGAGATAATGTAACTTATGATGAATTCAAAGAGCTATACTCGGATGCATGGAAAGCTGGATGCAAAGGCATAACGACCTTTCGTGCAGCTGGAAAGAGATACGGAATTTTGAATGAAGTTCCATCTAAAGAAAAACCTAACGCAGAGGCTTGTTTTATTGACCCAGATACAGGTCAAAAGAGCTGTGAATAATAATAAACTTCTTAGCTTGTCCCTATATGGGGCAAGTTTTGTTAGTTGCACTAAAGAGGAATACATATGTTTCCACACGTTTCGAATGAACTAATAGATGAATTGAACAAACGCTTCCCAGATAAAAGTCCAAGTCTTGATGAAAACTATCAAGAACTTATGTGGCGTGGAGGACAACGCTCAATTATCGATTTTTTAAATACAATCCATGAAGACCAATTGGCTTCATCATTAGGAGAATAATATCATGTGCTTTGGAGGAGGAAAATCCGACCCGCCACCACCAGCCCCACCGCCCGCCGCACCACCTGCGCCAAATCCTGTCATGACAAATATGTATGACCCATCAACACCTGAGAGTGGTGATGCAGCAGAAAAAGGTGCAGTAGCTGATAAGGCCGCTGGTACATCACAACTAAGAGTAGACTTAGACCCTACTTTATCAAACATAGATAAGAACACTGGTCTACAAATTAACAAGTGAGAATTAAATGAGTATAGGAACAGCAGAAGCTCGTTACCGACAACTCGAACAGACAAGACAATCTTACTTAGATAGAGCCAGAGACTGCTCGGAACTAACAATACCATCTCTCATTCCACCTGATGTCCACAATGAAACAAGTGATTTATATACTCCGTTTCAGGGCATAGGTGCGAGAGGGGTAAATAATTTAGCATCCAAATTGTCACTGGCTCTCATGCCACCCAACTCACCATTCTTTAGATTCATGGTTGAGCCTTATACCCTTAAAGATTTGGCTCAAGATGATGCTGCTCGTACACAAATAGAGCAACAGCTAGGTGAATATGAACGGGCGGTCATGTCTGAGATTGAAACATCTGGCGACAGAGTTGCGGTGCATGAAGCACTCAAACACTTAATCGTTGGTGGCAACGTGCTTTTGCAAGTTGGAGCTGACAAAACACGAGTAGTACATTTAGATAGTTATGTTGTATCTCGCTCACCAAATGGTGATGTCTTAGAAATTGTTATTGTAGAGCATGTCTCACCTAACGCATTGGACAAAGCGACTGCTGCTAATATCTCTGGAAAACTCGAAGGCGATGAGAAGACCGTTGAGGTCTACACTCATATTGAACGCAAGAATCAGTTCTTTACCGTCTATCAAGAATGCAAAGGCTCAGTCGTTTCTGGGTCTAAGGGTAAATATAAGAAGGACAATGTTCCTTTCTTACCTTTACGCTTCTCACGCATTGATGGTGAAGATTATGGTCGTGGGTTTGTTGAAGAACTACTTGGCGACTTACGCTCACTTGAGGGATTATCACAAGCTATCGTTGAGGGCGCAGCCGCAGCTGCAAAAGTTCTCTTCATGGTTAATCCTAACGGTACAACTCGGATGCGAACAATCGCTCAAGCTGAAAATACAGCAATTATCGAGGGTAATAGTAATGATGTATCTGTATTGCAGATGGAAAAATTCAACGATTTCCGTGTGGCCTACCAAGCTATGGGCGGTATTGAGGAACGTCTTTCCCAACAATTCATGCTTCAGTCATCTGTTCAGCGTAATGGTGAGCGGGTAACCGCAGAAGAAATTAGGTATCTCGCTGGTGAACTAGAGGATACTCTGTCTGGGATATATTCAATTTTATCTCAAGAGTTCCAGTTACCATATGTGAACCGTAAAATAGACGTACTGACCAAAGCTAAGAAGCTACCAAAATTACCAGACAGTATTGTGAAACCCACAATCGTTACTGGTATGGAAGCACTTGGACGTGGGCATGACTTGCGTAAACTCGATATGTTTATCCAGGGAATGTCACAAGCACTAGGGCCAGAAGTATTACAGCAATATGTAAACCTACAAGATTATATCAAAAGAAGAGCCACAGCTCTCGGTATCGAGACTGATGGTTTAATCAAATCACAAGAACAAATCGCTCAAGAACAACAGCAAGCGCAGCTGCAAGCTATGGCTATGCAAGCTGGGCCATCAGCCGTTCAAGAGGGCGTAAAAGCATTAGGAAATTCTTATGTCGAAAACCAAAGACAACAAGGCGAAGGATGAACCATCCGTAGAGCCTGACAAAAAGCCACTGGCTGCACCTTCCATACTCAAAGGAAATCCCTTCCCAACTAAAAGGGAAGATTTCTAAATGGCAGAGAGCATCACAATAACAGAAGAAGATACTGGCCCAACTGCACCTGTTGCTGAGGATAACCCATCTGAACGACCTGAGTGGTTGCCAGAAAAGTTTAATTCAGCTGAGGACATGGCAAAGTCATATAGTGAACTTGAGAAGAAGATGTCTGCTCCAAATGAGCAAGCAGCTGAAACAGAGACACCACAGAGTGAACCTGTTTCATTTACCAAGTTTGCCGATGAATATGCTGAGGCAGGTGAATTGACTGCAGATAGTTTTACGGAACTTGAAGGCATGGGTTACCCCAAAGAAATGGTGGAGACTTATATTAAAGGAATGCAATCCTCACAGACTGCAGACGCTAATGAAGTTATGGCGACTGTTGGAGGTAAGGAAGGTTATGAAGAACTGACCGATTGGGCTAAGGCATCACTCGATGTCAAAGAGCTAGAACTCTATAATAATATGGTCAGTGGTAGCACTGAAAACGCTAAGATGGCTGTCGAATGGCTGTCTTCAAAGCGTGAAGCAGTTGAAGGAAATGAGCCTAACTTAATACAAGGCAAGGCATCAGCTGCACCCAAAGATGAATTTAGAAGCACAGCGCAAGTTGTAGCAGCTATGAAAGACCCACGATATGGCAAGGATACGGCTTACACCAAAGACGTTGAAGAAAAGCTAGGGCGTTCATCAGTATTTTAAAAGGAGATTAGGATGCCAAAAGGCAAGGGTACTTACGGTACAAAACGAGGCCGTCCACCAAAGAAAAAGTAAACCTTCTGGCGGGGCATCTGTCCCGTCAATTTATCACAAGGAATAACTATGGCTAAAAAACCTGGCTTATATGCAAACATCCACGCAAAACGTGCAAGAGGTGGGACACCCCGCAAGGTTGGCTCAAAAGGCGCACCGACTGCAAAAAATTTTAGAGCTGCAGCTAAGACTGCAAAGAAGAAATAACTAACACACCTCTTTAGGTGGTTGAGACTATCGACAATGAACGACAGAGCCATATGCGTATGACAACCCTGATTAGTAAGAGCGAAAGTCATTCTTAAATCTTAAATTATCATAGGAAAAGATAATGACAAACGTAACTCCGTCACGCCTCGGCGCGGCAAACCTTGCGGCAGCTAACTACACGCAAACAAATGCTTTATTTCTTAAAGTCTTTGCTGGTGAAGTTTTAACTGCCTTTGACGAAACAAACGTAATGAAAGACTTACATGTTGCTCGAACAATTTCGAGTGGTAAGTCAGCTTCATTCCCAGTGACAGGTAAAGCTAACGCTGCATACCACACTGTGGGTACGCCTTTATTGGGTACACAAGCGATTAAACATAATGAAATCGTTGTAAATATCGATGACATGTTGATTGCTGATACATTCATCGCAAACATCGATGAAGCTAAGAACCACTACGATGTACGTGCAGAATACTCACGTCTATTGGGTATGGCTCTTGCGAAACAATTTGATGTTCGCTGTTTACAATTAGCTGTATTAGCAGCTCGTGCCTCTGCAACCATCTCTGGTGGTAACGGT